CACTGCATCGACACGTCTTTCTTCAGTCGTCGACAGCCTGGAATTCTGGCGACCTGTTCATGCGCGACAAGGCACGAGAGTTTATGCCTGACCACGAATTGAAGCGGGAATTGCTCCATCACGAGCTTGTTCCGCGTTACGACATTGTCGGCGCGATCGACGATCGTCACAAGGTTGTAGAGATGTGGCGTCAGGAAGGTATCTTTTGCATGCAGGTGGCCGACGGAAACTTCTAGATCAACTTCGCTGTCTTGCCGATGATACGATCACCAACATGACAGCAGCCCGGAGACCCGTCGTGCGTGAACAGTTGCGCGACGTGACGGGGACCGCTCTCGACCTCAACAGACGTTTGGAAGAGGTTGTCGCGGTCCCCGTCAGCAGCTTGGGTCGTAGTGGCAAACGTGGTCGAATCGACCATTCACAGCCGCCGTGGAACGCCCCCGTTGCGCACCTCATTTTGGAGATGCATGCACTTGCGCGATACCTGGAAGACGGTTTTCGCCTTCATTTGAATATGCAATGGCAGCCGCGCGGCGGCACCGACGAGAATACGCGATTTGCACTGCTGGCCATTCTCAATCTAGCCGAGTCGGCCGAGGATAGCTGCGTTTTCGAAGCCGTCCAGTCGATCGGTGGTTGGAATTCGCGCGCCTTGATCGTGCTGGGCGAACGCGACATGCCGCAACGTCTGCCACGCAATGTGGGTGAAACTGAACCACGTTGCCCTTACTGTCAACATCTGACGCTGCGATTCTGGTCGTCACGCGCCGTAGTACGATGCATCAATCCTGGGTGTTTTCACGACGGACGGCGTCCCACCGCACGTATCGAGTATTCGGTTGTAGCCCGTGACTGGGTTCTTGCTTGGAATGACGGATCGGTTGGGATGCCGATTGACCAAAGGATTGCATGATGGACGACTTTACCGCCGACAGTCCAGCTCCGCGTCGTGGCTGGTCGTCGCAGAACCTGCCCGTAGTGGCAGTTGACGATAATCGCTACTGGTCGGTTTTCGACATGATCGAACTGTTTGGAACAAGCGAGAAGAAAGTACGAGCGCTAATTGAGCTGGGGGGGTTGAAACACGTCGGCAAGCGGCACGGCGGAGCCCGTAAGAGGCACGTTCCCGTCTACCTTGCCGATGCGGTCCTTAGCACAACTAAGGAAAAGGTGGAGAAGTTACTTTCTAGTAGCACGTAAGGGCAGCTCGGCGTTTCCCTCCTGAGCTGCGAATTTGATATTCGACCTATCTCAAATATTTACTTGATCTTGATCGCCTGCTAGCGTCGTCACGTGCTCGACGGAGCTAGTGACAGGATGACGAGTGACAGGTATACTACCGCCAGTAGGACAACTGTACCCTTTTCCTGGCCTTTTGCTCCATTGAGCCGTCGGCACCCTTGCGACATCGCGTCACCCCACGACGCGTGTCCGCTACATCGCTGTAGCGGGGTGAGGTCGCCCTCCTTCAGCTGAAGGAATGGGCACGGTCAAGGAGACTGTATGTCCGCCCCTTCCCTCGGGAAGAATTCTCTCAGAGTCATCGGAATTACCGCCGCTGTGCTTGTGTTCGCAGTGGACGTGACGCCGATGGCAATGGCTCAGGAATCGGAAAGTTTTACCACCAGAATCATTGAGACGCCGGATCGCGTTGAGGTCATTCATCACGCGGTATCGACGAACGTCAGCTACACGGTTCAGGATGGCGACACTCTCAGCTCTATCGCGGAAAACCACCTCGGCAGCGCCGACGCGTGGCCTGCGATTTGGCAGATCAATCAGACGGCATTGGCCAATCCTGATGCGATCACCCCAGGCGAGACGCTGTTGATCCCGCCGGTTGGCACGCCCGTGCCGGTGGCGCCACACGTTGCCGCCGCGCCGGTCGCAGTGCCTGCACCTGCCAAGCCGGTGGCAAGTGCGCCTGTTCGGCAGGTTGCCGCGCCGCCCGTGTCTATGCCTATCAACTGGGATGCCGTAGCACGGTGCGAATCCGGCGGCAATTGGCACATCAATACCGGTAACGGCTTTTACGGCGGTTTGCAGTTCGACTACGGTACGTGGCAGTCCAACGGCGGCGGCGCGTATGCGTCGCGCGCTGACCTGGCAAGTCGCGAACAGCAGATCGACATCGCCAACCGAGTCTTTGCCGCACGCGGACGATCTCCGTGGCCGGTTTGCGGATATCGTGGCTAACTAACTGAAGACCAGAAAGCCCCCGCCGATGCCCCCTCGGCGGGGGCTTTCGCATGCCCAAAGGGAGGCGTTGTGAGCGACCGACTGAGCGACGAGCAGATGCTCATGCCGTTGCCGATTGGCCCCGTCGACAAAAAGGGCCGCGCTCGTGACGCTGAGGCCGCACGCCTGAAGGCCATGGGCTGGTCGCTTCAGCGCATCGCCGACCACTTGCACCTCTACGAGGACAACGATCCGGCGAACCGGGGCGATCCGGAGCGTGCCGGCGCGGCGATCAAGCGCGCGATGGCGCGTGCGGTGCGTTTTGCCGCCGACGAAACGCGCGCATTGGAGCTTCAGAGCTATGACGAGCTCGAAGCCGAGTGTTGGCGCATGCTTCAGAGCAAGCACATCATGATCCAGAACGGCAAGGTTATTCTGTTCGACGGAACTCCGGTTGATGACGACCGTTTCGTTCTGGAGACGATCGACCGCATTCTGAAGATCAAGGAACGTCGGGCTCGCCTGCTCGGTCTCGACGCGCCGACGCGGGCCGAGATCGTCACGATTGACAGCATCGAGGCGGAGATCGGCAAGCTGGAAGCCGAACTCGCCGAGTCGCGAAAAACTAACCTGATCTGATGGCGAAGACGGGACAAGAGCGAGGCGTGCCGCATCCCGGGCAGGAAAAACATCCGACCAGCAAGGTGTCGCCACCGATTAGCAAGCTTCCGCTGCCGAAAACTAACCGTTAATCCGGTCTAATGTTCGCGCGGCTCGCCACAAGCCAGACACTGCTCGAACTGCTCGGTATCGTCGTCGAGGCTGAATTGATGGCCGAAGTATTCGCAGCTTGTGTAGGTCATGTCACGAGCTTCATCGTCGGTCAGGTCGTCCATGTCAATCTCCTTCCGATTCCGAGACGACGGTACCAGGCCGATCCGTGGCTGTAAACACCTGGGAGGTGTGTGGCTGACACTCTCCTGGAGATCAAGCTCGATAAACTTCGCCGCCTTCAAGAACTGCAACGCCAGAAGCGTGAGATCGAAAGCGGAGATGCGGCTCGCGTCGTATGGCGCGAGTCGGCGAGGCCCGATCAGCTTGAACCCGAAGGCGACTGGTTTGTCTGGCTGATCCTCGCCGGCCGAGGCTGGGGCAAGACGCGGACCGCCGCTGAGCTCATGGCGGAGAAGGCGCGACGCTACCCCGGCGCGCGTATCGCCCTGGTGGGCCGGACGTTCGGCGACACCCGCGACACCATGATCGAGGGTGACTCGGGACTGCTGAACGTTTTCAAGCAGTCGGAACTTCGTGGCGGCAAGGTCGATGGTGCATGGAACCGATCCCTCGGTGAAGTGTATTTGGAAAACGGCACCAAGTTCTTCTCGTATTCGTCCGAAAAGCCCTGGCAACTTCGTGGTCCTCAGTTCCATTTTGCCTGGGGAGACGAGTCGTGCTTCTGGGCCGACGCCCATAAAGGCACTGCCGCTGACACGACGTGGTCAAACCTGACGATTGCCACCCGACTCCCCCGCAAACCGGGGTGGCCTCTGGACTACCAAAGCCGCATTGTGGTGGCCACGACTCCTCGGCCGGTGGCTCTGCTTAAGGTGTCCGATCCGCAACAAGTTTCTCCCGGCCTAATGCAGCGTGACAACGTCATCGTCACCCGTGGTCGCACCGTAGACAATCTGGAAAATCTCAACGACAACTACAAGGCGAATGTTGTTGCCCCTCTGCTGGGCACGCAGCTCGGTCTTCAGGAGCTCGACGGCGAGATTCTGGAGAATCGAGACAACGCCTTGTGGAAGCGTGAATGGATTGAGGCTGACCGCTACGGCGCTGACCGCGCTAGCGAGCTCGATCTGGTACGCGTTGTCGTGGGTGTCGACCCGTCGGTCACCAGCGGAGAAGCCGCCGACCTGACGGGCATCATCGTCTGCGCCGCAGACCGTGAAGGTAATGGTTACGTTCTCGCCGATTACACCATGCGCGGCACGCCGAAGCAGTGCATGCAGAAAGTCAAAGAGGCGTACGACACCTGGAAGGCAGACCGCGTTGTCGCCGAGGTGAACAACGGCGGCGACTATATCGGCACCGTGTTGCGCACGGTGGACGACAACATGGCATTTCGAGCTGTGCGTGCCAGTCGAGGTAAGAACACTCGCGCTGAGCCGATCTCGGCTTTGTATGAGCAGCATCGCGTGCATCACGTCGGCATGTTTCCTCAACTCGAAGACGAAATGTGCACCTGGGCACCGGGTGATCCGGAATCGCCGGACCGCATGGACGCCATGGTCTGGGCAATGTACGACCTGAAAGACCTGATCGGCGGCTCCTGGCTGGACGCCTACAGCGTCGTTCGATGCCACAAGTGCGAACGACCCTTTACGAAGACATTCGGCGGCAAGCCGCGCGAAAAGTGCCCGCACTGCAATACGGCTGTTGAGGAGGCCGCGTGACCCAGCCGGCTCCCCTGCCTAACTTCTTCAACGCCATTGCCGCGATCGATTCGCAATGGTCGCAGGTGTACATCATCACCAATGACGACGGCTCGTTGGCAAACATCACCAACAAAACGTTTGAGCTCGTTGTGCGCGACACCAACACCGGCTTGGTCGCCTTTTCGGTGAACAACACCGCATCCACTAGTGCGGGGAATATCGCGGTAACCAGCAGCGCGGCAAGTCTTCAGGTGATTCTTACACCCACCGCGACATCGCTGCTTCATGAATATGGCAGCAATTACACGCTGTGGATGGATCCCACTCTCAACGATGCGACAGCGCTTGTCGCCGGCATTTTTTACGGCCGTACGGTCGCGGTACCTTAGGAGGCTAACGGGTGGTCAACGTCACCATCGTCACCGCCGGCACCTCCGGACCTCGCGGCAATGGGTGGCTGTCCGGCACAGGCGCGCCGGCTAATTCGGTCGGTTTTAACGGCGATTTCTACCTCGACACCACAAATCCGTCGGTGTTTTACGGCCCTAAAGCAAACGGCGCATGGCCAGCGCCGACGCAGTTTACGAGCCAGAAGAACAACTTCACTGCGACGCGTGACCCGGCGACAACGGACGACGGCACGCAAGGGTATTCGATCGGGTCGATCTGGATCAATACCTCAACCTCGGCATATTTCGTCGCCGAAAACGTGACGACAAATGCCGCAGTGTGGTATCAGAACTATCAGCTGGGCACCACGTCGGGTAGTGCCGCTGCCGGCAATGACAGTCGAATCACCGGCGCACTCCAGGCGTCAAACAACCTCAGCGATGTCACGAGCGTATCGGGCTCTCGTAACCATCTCGGTTTAGGCGGCGCGGCCGTGCTCAACGTCGGCACCACGACGGGCACTGTGGCTGCCGGTGAC